TTTAATTTATTATTTATATATGAACACCAATTACGGTATGGATTTAATTGTATAGCATAAGGTTTCCTACCAAGTGTTACCTTGGTAGGAAGTTTAAGTTTAATCACCAAACAGGGTATTTGGTGCTGCAGGTTCTGTATCAAATGGAGTTTCTTGAGCAGATACATCAATAGGGTCTACTTTAAGCTTTTCTTCAAACTTCTTACCCTTGTATGCATTTACCCAATTAGGACCATACTCAGCAGGGGCATTACTTGCAATTTCCTGAGCAGTCTTACCATCAACACTGTAATACTTATCTACAACATTAACTGATTTAATCTCTGTAGTAGGTACATAAGAACCATCAGGCATTTTCTGTACCTTATGCTTAAGTAATTCTTTAATACCTACTTTGAGTTTAGCATTAATTAACTCAGAGAAGCAGGATACCTTAGTAGGAACTTCAGACTTAGTTTGCCAGTTATATTTTTTAATAACCTTCTCTTCCATCTTAAGTTCAGTACCCATAATTCCCTTAGTAACATAACCCAAGGAATTAAATACCTGCATACCAGGAATTGTAGTAGTCTTACCATTAACTGTCTTATATGGTTTACCTGTATCCTTGTAAGCGATGTAATGTGTTTCTTCAATAATCTTACCATTTACCTCAAGGACTACTTTTACACAAGGAGTACCTCCCTGAGACTTATCCATATAAGCATACTTAACTACAGCATCATAGATATCACTAGGCAATACACCATATGATGTATTGTTAGCTCTATCTGTTTCAATCTGATTAGCTGCTGAACTGTTTTCAATTTGAAATAATGATTTTAAGTTTTCCATTTTATATTCCTAACGTTAGTTATTGTAGAATTCATCCATTCTATCCAGTACAGTCTGGATATTACCATCAATAAAAGTTTCATTTCTTGCCCATAAATCTTCAGGAGATCTGATTCTTTCATTGACTGTATCTTTAGTTAATCTGGTTTGGATTACATGCTTATAACCCAAATCTCTTTCATTATCTGTAATATTTAACATAGGAGAACTAGCCCTATCTTTTAATTCTCCTTCAAGAGAAGATATAGTAAGCTTTTTACAAGCTACAATATCATTAAAGAAAGCTTCTACACCTCTCTTACCTATAGCTCCTTTAACAGGTACTATGGTATCTAATGTAAAATTCTCTTCATTAACTCTATCTGCTGTATGTGCAAGGATAATTACATTAATACCTACTTTAATTAATTCAGGTACTTTCTGATTCATTAAATTAATAAAAAAGTCAGAGTAATCACCCCATGCCTGTTGAGTATTAGTAGCAGTCTTTACATACTTGGTTTCAAATAAATCCATAAGAGCAGTTAATGTATCAATAACTACTGTATGAAATTTCTCAGGATGTGCTGCTATCATATCTAGTAGATTACCCTTACCTACTAATTGTGATTTAGGGTCTGTAATAATCTGCTCTTTAAATTTACTTCTAAAGGGTAAATACTTAGCAGACTCACAATTCATATAAGCAACCTTTTCAGGGTCTTTCAGCCATTTTAAGGAATGAGACTTCCCTGCAGCGGCTTTACCCACCAATAATATTAATTTACCTAACATGGTATCTCCTATAAGTAAGATGCTACCCTATGTAACATCTAAATTTTTAAAGATTTTAAAATAGTATTTCTAATCTCATCTATACTAAGAGGATTTTCTAGTTTCTGGTTTAAAGTAAGAATTGCTTCTTCTAATTCCATGCCTAATAATCCATGGTCTCTCATCATATAACCATACCTTATAAGCATATTATTACGATTTCCTTCACCCATATTGGTGATAAACCATCTCTGTACTTTATCCATATTACCATACTTCTTGAGTTCATCTTGTCTCAGATCATTTTCAGCAGTATTAGGCATATATGGTCTAGGATCAAATAGTTTACCATCTTCATGTTCAATTACAGTACCCTTATTAGTACACCACTTTCTAGCTCTATCCTTAGTACCTGTATCAATTCCTTTAAATGGAAGAGATTCATATACATTCTCCATAAACCTACTATAATCAGATTTATCTAGAGTTAGTTCATACTTAAGAGGTAATATTACCCTGCATCTAGGATGTTCCTCTGTGTGTCTTTTAGTAGTATACAACACATACTTATATTCTTGGAACACTTCTTTGATAAATTCAATAGAATCTCCATCATCTAAATCTAGAACCAAGAGATTAAATGAACCTATTACACATTCATCTTTTCTCCAGTTACCTTTAGAAGGATCTTTAGGGTCATAAGTTAAATGATGCACACACCAATGCCAATCATCTATCTGACCTAATGCTTTAAGATCTTTAAAGGCTACTTCTCTATTTTTATAATGATAAGCTCTATCTTGAGAAATGCTTAGTTTCAATATATCAAGGTTAGTCATATTCATATGTTCACCTTGGAAGAATTCCAACTTACCTCTAGATATAGACTTAATAGATATATCATGGTTATACGCCCATTCATTAGCTCTATCTAAGAGCTCATTCTGATATCTAGCATTCTTAAAGAAAGGTAACGCTTCACTAATATCTGCTCTACTCTTTGGTTCAGTTACAGTAGATAAATACTTAGCAAGTTTAATATATGGTTCTTCAGGATGTAACATTGTATGTAATGCTTTACCGCTATCTTCAGCTAACTTCATAGCATAAAGTAAATGCTCTTTAGTTACTTTAGGGGAAGAATCAATAAAAGCATATATACCTGCCAACTTAAGAACTTTATACATTCTCTCACCTAACTCTATTCTATAAATATTATCTGATATAGGAGAGATATCATCTACTCTCTGTTTACACCATATTTCATACTCATATAAATAAAGTAATTCAGGTTCTTCTAAAGCTATTTCAGTATCTAAAAGATTATAATTTGCTAATTGAGTTATTACTCTAGTAATATTATCTCTTAACTGTGGAGCATATGCAGTCTTTCTCATATTAAGTAAATCTTCTGGCTTAGCATCTTTAGTAGATGTCTTAGCACCTCCTATACCAAATAGAGTTCTTCTAGCATAACCTGAAGCCAAGAATTCCATAAAAGCTTTCTCAGTCTCACTAGAGTCAAATAACTTAGTGGGGTCTCCCATCCATAAGAAGTTAACAGGAATAGGAATATCCCTTTCAGGATATCTACTATTCTCTTTAGTTACTTTGGTTATAGATGCTTCAATCTTACCATTATCATATAGACATAAACCAAGAACATTAAGAGCTTGGTTTGAGATAAGGTTATAACCTATCTCATCTACAAATACATTTAAAGCACCACAACCTTGTAACTGTATCTTCTTTCTTTCTTGTCTTATAGCAGCTTCAGTACCACCAGACATTCTCCATAGAAATGAACCATAAGACCTATATTCATCTTCCATAGGTTGTCTAGCTGCTTTAACAAGTAAAGGGGAGTATGCTCCTTGCTCTGCAGTTACTTGGACTCTAGCAAGTAATTCTAACTGTTTATCATGTGCTCTAGGTAATATCTGTTGCTGCAATACAGTCTTAAATCCTTGAGTAATATCATCAAGAATTTTATTCTGTGCTTGAGATTTACCACTACCTGATGGCATTGTGCCACACACATATAAATTAAGAAGAGTTTCTTCACCTAATGCATCTTTAATTTTAGCTCTCATAGCACCTGCTATTTGTGCTAAGTTAGATGCAATAACAACTCTAAAGAATGTATCTCCATTGTTGTTAAGTGTAGCTCCTCTAACTAAATTTAGTATATCTTCCTGTAAAGGATGATAACCACTACTTTCAATATCACTTTCTATACTCATTTAATTAATCCCATTTGTTTAAACTTAGTATATTGTGTGCATACATCTCTACAAGCACAATATGCACACCCTTTGGGCTCTTGTGCTTTTCTTTTAATAATTCCTGTATTTCCTTTAGATGCCATATACTTAACAGCTTCATCATAGGATTTAAAATTCTTAGAACTTCTCTTAGAAGTATCACCAGAGGCAAAGTACTGCCATTCTGTATTAATCATTAATGCATGATCATCACACATAGGCAGCTCATCTTCATGTTCTGTATAGTAATCTATTCCACGCAACGTAGTTGCTATAAATTCTTCAGTTTCTTCCAAAGACATTAAAGGTAATTTAATCATTACAAACGGATGTTGAGGATAATCAGGATTACCTAGAGCATATTTCTGATTCCAATCAGTAAATATAAACTGAATAATACCTACATCATCAGTAATCAATTCTGGATTAAGCCATCTATAAATAGATAGCTGCTTAATATAATCCTGCTCTTTTATTTTATTCATATAAGTATAGGTTGTAGTTGATTTAAAGTCTATGACTGTACCATTTAATACACAGTCAAACTCTCCATTAATTCTCCAACCATTAAAGTCTCTATGAGCTCTTTGTTCAAAGTAAACATTAGTTTCTCCCTCAATAGGCTCTTCAGGATTGACATGTATTCTGTTTATCCTACTGTCACTCCACCCAAGAGTTTCACAGGCCTTCCTGAGCGATTCTGGGTCCTTCCATGCTTCTTCTATACACTTATGAATAGCAGTACCCATCTTAGACTTCATTAAAGTAGATATATCTACAGCTACTTCACAATCTTCTCTAATACATTTTCTTAAAAGAACCTGTTGTCTTGTACTACGCAATAAGCCAGTAGTACTAATATGAGTTGCATCATTAGAACCTGAGTACCCATTCTCAGCTAGCCATACAGCTATAATTGGATGCAGATTTAAGTTATTTGTTATTTTCATCTTGTAATACCTTAATTATTTCTTCTTTAGTGGAATTATTAGGAATCTCTATACCATGACTCCAATCAGGTATAAATAATTCTAAGTCTCCACCTAGCTTAACTTCAGGATGGTATATAGCTGGATGGTCTTGCCATTCCATAGCTTCTATAAGAACTTTATTAAACCATGTTAATACATCTAAATCATCCTTTATAAAGAAATATAGAGCATCATGAATCTGAGCTACAGGAAGTATATCTGTCTTATATGGGCTATTCCATACCTTCTCCATAACCTCATTAGCACTTCTAGAGTTGAGTAAACACCATGATTGTCCTAATGCATTACCTGCAGTTCTTCTTTCCTTCTCTGCTGCATGTACAGCATTCTTACCTGCTAATACACAAGACTTTAGCAATGGAGTACGAAGTCTTAAACCAAAAGCACAAACAATATAACCTTCAATAGCTGCTATATTGAGTTTATTATCTACCCATTCATCAGATACAGAATATAATTCATGATATCTCTGTTCTATTGCTTTAGCCTGTTCCTCAGGAATACCAAGGTTATTTACTAGAGTTCTCCAAGTCCCAGCATAGGTTAAGGCAAATGTTACTGCTTTACTAGCTTGTCTTAAATCAGGATGTTTCTTCTTAATAGAATTAATTACATGAACTTTATACTCTTGGTTTGAAACTTCTTCTATTTGCATAGTTACCTCAGAATAAAATACCCTCCGAAGAGGGTATGATAATTAAGAATTAAGGTTAATCAACGTAATGAACTTTAGAGTACTGCTGTTTAGCAAATTCTACAGCATTCTTATCCATAGATTCACATACAAGTTCCTTACCATTATAGCTTAATAATCCATTATCAAAGAAGTAAATCTTCTCAAAGTTCTTATCAAAGAAAGCTGTTTTAACATTATTCTTAACACCATAAATACCATAAGAGATACATTCAAACAGATTATTATCATAAGAACATTCCTTGATATTAGCTAACTGTTCTTCAGTATGTAACTCATTCCACAGAGCAACATACCATGGTAATACTTCCTTAAAGTCTTCTTCTTCTTTGATTTTCTCTGATTCAATTTCTTCACTTAATGCTTCCATTAATTCTGCTACTAGTTGTTGAAAACTCTTTTTACTCATTTACTATTCTCCTGATTGAGCAATACATTTTAGTTCCTTTAATATCACACTCTATATTATGAGTAGTAATATCAAATCTCACATTACTTGCGAAGCAAGTATGGTATAAAGCAATCATTATAATTGCTAATAAAACTATTTTGAGCATAATTCTTTAAACCTTGGGTCTTCTTCACATAAATATTCTACAGTACCATCATCAAGAGTTACTTTAAAATACTTACATTCTCTATCAGCATAGCTCATCTTTTCAGCAATATCAGGCATCTGTTCCTTGTAATAGCTGAAACTTCTTAAACAATGACCATCATAGTTATCTGTATAAACCAATAACTTCTGAGGGTCTTTAGTGATTAAAGCAGATATATGATCTTCCAAACTACGTTGGTCTGCTCCACAGAATACATAACCTTTAGGTGCAGTAAATATCTTTTTTACTGGTTTAGCATAAGGAGAGCCAGTAGAAGGAAGTTGCTGTAAGTTAGGATTACTAGAACTTAATCTACCTGACTTAGTACCACATAAATTAAAGTTACCATATAATCCCTTTAAGTTATTTATTTTAGGAGCATTAGTAAAGTTATCTAAGAATGATGTAATAATCTTAGTTACCTTACTTAATTCAAAGAAAGCATTTAATGCTTCTTTAACATCATTATCTTGAGTATGGTGCAGCAACTTCTCAAGAGTTTCAGTTGAGGTAGAAGGCTGTTTAGATTTAGTTAAATCTATAACAGGAAGCTGTAAATAATTATAGAGAAACTTCCTCACCTGTAAATCTGAATTGAAGTTGAAGCACCAATAATTAAAGTCTTCAACAGTCTTTTTCTTTTTCTTATGCTCATTATTGTATTCAAAAACAAGCTCTTTCTTTAATCGTTCCTCGAATGTTGATATTAACTTATTCTTCTTAAGTTTATCTTGTAGCATATATTGATCTGCATACAAGTTAGCAGCAAGATCTTCTACCTTCTTTGGATTTAATCTAAAGCCTACCAGTTGAGTTTCTACTAGTGTCTTTAATGAAGGTAATAGTAAGGTAGTATAAATCTCTTCTTGTTGGTCTTGGATCATTCTAGGCTTATATTTATCGTATACATACCATGTAGCACATGTATCTGTTACATTATATGGTAATAATCTCTCCATAGGGATCTTACTACAGTCATCAATATCAGATTGTGCATAATCACCTGTATACTCATGAGATAAGTCTTTAAGTGATAATGAAGTAGGAGTACATGTATTCAGAGCCAAATAAGCAATAATCTTAGTATCCTCTAAGTTATTGAATATACAATGTAATCCTTCCAACATACCATTCCAATCTTCCAAGTCTTTCATAAAGCAATGGTAGATTAAAAACATGGTATCGAAGGAAGCATTATGAAATATCTTCTTGCCTTTATAGTTTAAAAAGAATTCTTTAAGGAGTTCTTTTATCTTTGGGTTATTAGATACTTGCATAGCAATACCATCATGTATATTCCATGAGAATGCTATAGAGAGTATTACACCATTATAGTGGTGTAGACTAGTGGTTTCTATATCTATGGTTAAGGCATCATGATTATATAGTTCTTTAAAACCACTACTATAATCATCACCTTCTAGATAGTATTTAATATTCTGTAATACGTTAGAACCAAGAATAGAAGACATACCTGTATTGAGGAATTCATCTACTCTTTCCATAATGAACTTTAACCTTGTCTCTTGGTTACTATCATAGATAATAGCTCTCCAATTAGGTACTATAAATGTCTTACCTAGTGGACTATCACAAGCAATACCATCTTTACCCTTATGTGGAATCTTAGTAATAGTTTTAAACATTTCTGCGTTAGCACAGATAACTACTTTAAAAGGAGGATAGAGTTCTTGAATTTCATCCATTAATTCTTTTCTATCCTTTCCTTTAGCATCTACAGGAATACCTATAGCTACATAGTTATCTTTATAGTAATAATCCAGATGTTCCTTAATAAGGTCTGATTCCTTAATAAGGATTAATTTATCTGGATTACCATTAGTTAATGTTGTCATTAATGCCTCTTTGTATATATAAAGATTTCTTCCTTAGCTCTGGATAATGCTACATAAAGCATTCTAGTCTTAGTATTAATAGTAATACCATTACCATGAACAATATCATCAAAATCTATTATAACCCTATTATAGGTAGACCCCTGACTTTCATGTACAGTACAAGCAACAAAATCTCTTAAATCTACCATATTTTCTCTGAAGAAATAATACAGACCCCAAGTCTTTGAAAGTTCTTTAGGATTATTACCAAGCTCTTTTAACTGTAATGCTTTCTTTAATAAGCCATTTAAATATGTCTTATAAAGCTTCATGTCTTCAGGTAATATAAAAGGAGAAGATTTATTTTCTAAATAAACATCCCTTACTAAGAACTTATAGGCTTGTCCTCTAATGTTAACATTATGTGGTTCAGATATAGATGTTACTATAGTCTCTTCAGAAGCAAATAGAGTACTTCTATTCGCATTAGGAGATTCACAATAGCTCTTACTAAATACTCTATCTCCTGGTTGAATTGTTTTAGGCATATTAAGTAATTCTCTAAACATACTTGCATATGTATAACAAGCATCATTGGTATAGGATAATATTCTATCCTCAGGGGTAAACGTACCTAACACAGATTTAAGCTCATCTTCAGAACGGATAACATGAACATTCTGACTAACTTTAGGCAACTCTAAAACTACTTTAGAAATGTTACTTTTAGTTTCCTCAATGGCTTGTATTAAATCTTGCTTCTTTTGACGAACTACATCAGTAAGCTCGATAACTGGATATGTATCAAATACATTAGCTGGATGCTTAATAGCAGGAAGCTGATTCTTATCTCCAACGAAGATGATCTTACACTTAATGCATTTATTTAATATAACATCAAGCATTGCTTTATCAAGCATTGAAGCTTCATCAATTATGATTAAGCTATTTCTGATAGTCTTTGCTTTAGAAGCATCAATTCTGTACTGACTTACATCACTACTTTGAGTAACCTTTACACCCAATGCATTAAAGATAGTATTGCCCTTTAACAGTAAAGCTGCCTTATTAGTAGTAGCTGTTATATATGGATTAGTATTAACCATAGGGACTAATACTTCTTTAATAAAGAAAGTCTTTCCTGTTCCTGGTTTACCTGATAAACATATGCAAGTCTGATTGCTCTTCAAGAAATTTTCAAAAGCAGCTTTAGCTTTAATTTGAGAAGGTGTTAAATTTAATTTCATATTAATTCTCCTTGAAATATCTACATTTTGGCGAAGCCAAAAAAAGAGCCTACATAAGTAGGCTCAAAACATGTCATTGTATGTGGAACTGCATTATTATACATTAATTATTAATGTTTATCTTCTTTAGCAGGAACTTTCGTAAAACTGTTATAGTTGCTTCAGCACCTAAATAGCCAAATGTCCCTGCTATACAGAAGCTTAATGTACTCGGTATTGCAAAGTATATACACAATAGACCCATAAGGAATCCTGCGAATCCTGAGCCTAAACCTTTAATTATAAACATTTTAAAGGAGAAATCTTCTGTATTACAGAGATAAGAGATTAATCCTCCTATTAAAGCTAAAAGCCCATATAGAGCTGCCCTCATTAGTTGAGCAATTTCACCATCTTCCATAGATTACCTCAAATGTTATTATAGAATAATTGAGTTATTCCTAATCACATCCCAGAGGTAATCTATTTCTTTTTACAGGTGGGAAACTTTACCCTTAGCTGGAATGTAATTAGGATTGTCATAGATAACCCAAAACACATTCTTATTTAGCATATTTACAGGCCCTTGGTCAAAGTAACCATCTGTAAAGATAATGTTTATCTTAGCTTTTGTGCTAAGGATATCCTTTATTACCGGTTCAATATCAGTACCACCAGTTGTATGGAACTTCTTAGGAAAGTCAGACTTCTGTTTAACTTCAGTCTTATCAGCTAATTCAGTACTGAATGACTGTATAGTTAACTTAGATAAGTTAAGAGAATTCTTCATACTTAATACTTCACATAAGAAGTTACTTACAGTCTTATCATCTACTGAACCACTAACATCAATATAGACATTAGCAGACTTAAGAGAAGGGCTAAGACCACTAATAGAAGGTAAATACATATCAGTGAATCTTCTATTAGGTCTTGCCCAAGAATAATCTGACTTAACCATATCAGTACAGTAGTTTCTTAAGAGCTTTTTCCATGGAATCTTTGGATTAAATAAGTCATCCATAATAGCTCTTAATTCATTACCCATAGGACCACCATAGTCTTTATTTCCCATACATTTAGCACGAGAAATAATCTCTCTATGGATTGCCTTATGTTCAGATATAGACTTACCAGAATCCCTTATATCTCCTGATAAAGGACTATCACCCTGATTCTCACCTGAACCATCACCTTCACCATTACTACCCTTATTACTGCCTTTACCTTTCTTACCTTTAGATCCATTCTTCTTAGCTTTTTCTATAAGTTTATAGTAAATTTCTTCAGTAGTAAGTGAATAGAAATCATTAGGACACTCTATACATCCATCGATAGATTTACCTAATTCACTATGTGCATTAAGCATTCTATTGACTACCATATCAGCTGCGATGTTCCATATATGAGGCTCTGCACCAATCTCCTTGGCCCTGTAACAGTGACCAAGGATTACATGTAAAGCTTCATGTGCTACACAGAATTGAATCTGATCTGCACTAAACTTCTCTACAAACTCAGGATTGTAATAGATATCCTCACCATTAGTACAAAGGGTATGTGCATGCTTATCTTCAATGTATTTAGCAGACAAGCACACAGTAGCTAAGAATGGATCAGCAAAGCTCATCTTAAGCTTTGCCTTTCTTATTAATTCCTTGGCTTCCATTATAATGCCTCCCTCACTGTAGAGGTTATATATTGCATGTATGACTTAAATCGAATCATATACTTATGCTTATCAACGCTAGCTAATCTAGAATTGAATGAAGTTAAGTATTCTGAACCATAGGTATTAATGCATTCAATAATTCTCTTGCATTCTGTCTCAGTGCTTGGAGATTTGTCATCAATATTAGCTACAATACTACCTAAAGTCATATAGATAACACCAATACTAGCCTTAGGGTCAATCTTAGCTGTACCATCAATGATATCTTTAAACTTAGGTACATCTCTAGAGAATCTAGAATAAGTTACAAACTCATATGCAGTATTTCCAATGATACCTTTAAGTAATTCTTCATAGTCGCTTAAGTCAGGTAAATCTTTAATGATTCTACTAAGCATATGCCATGTTCTAGGACAAGGGAATGCTCCATCGTCTTTTTCAGGATCAAATGCAAATAACA